AGAAAAATACTCACCAGATGGTGCATAAACTTTTTTACGACTTCCTCGTGGCGGTAATTTTTTAATACCAGCGAAATATGATTTTTGACCATATCTTTGTTTGGCTGGTCCAACAACTACAAAATAATCACTAAATGTAGTATAGTCGTGACCTTCCCAGCGATAATAAGAACCTTCACCAAGTTCTTTGTTAAATTTTTTCTTCACACCTTTAGACTTTTCGTGATATGCTTCGTGCCATCGAATACCGCGATCTCTGATCCGCTTTGGACCACCAGCCTGTTTTGTTAAATTGAAAGACATATTATACCCCAACCAAAACTATATAACCTAGATTATTCTCCATGTCTATTCTTTGAAATTTCAAATCTTCCTCTTTTATGTTTTCAAATGTTAATAGCTGTTGGGCTTCTTTAATCAACTTTTCATCTTTACCAGCTTTTTTATTTCTGGCATTTCTTTCTTTTGTTGCCTGCATCACATTATTATAAATAATTTTAGAGACATCAATTATATGGTCATTAACCGCAGTTTCATTGAATCTCAATATACGCCATCCAACATTGGCAAGTTTTTGATCTCTTTGCTGATCTCTAGCTCTGGACGTTGCCTGTTCATGCCAAATTTCTCCATCAGTCTCAACGCCAACCCCAACATCTGGATAGGCGAAATCAATCACGAAAGGTTGCGGCTGATTCGGCATAGCTACCTTATATTGACCAAACAATTGATATGGAATCTTATCAGACATATTGCGTAGAGCCTTCAACATCGACTGTTCTAACGTAGTCAATGGCATTGGTTTGATATTCGGCTGTACAGGTTGCATTTGCTCTTGAGCAGATTGTCCTTTACCTCGTTTTTGCACCATAAAATTAGGTGGTGGAGAAACTGGTTGAGCAGCGGCAGCTACAGCCCCACCGGCTGGTGCCACTGGCATTCCGCCCATTTCACCGCCTGGCATTCCGCCCATTTCACCGCCCGCAGGAGGCATACCGCCACCTAGATCGCCGCCCATAGGTGGCATACCGCCGCCTAAATCGCCGCCCATAGGTGGCATACCGCCCATACCGCCAGCGGCAGGAGGCTGGCCTAAGAACTGACCACTTTCTGTAGCCAATGCAGTTTCCTCTCTCCTTCTCTGAATTTCCTGATCATAATCAATATCAAATTCTTCAAGTAAGGTTTGAGTAGAAATCAATCCTTTGTCATGCAATTGAATAAGAACCTGTCTATAGCTGGTACGATCTCTCAAATTGAGATCATTCCATTTCAGTTTAGGATATAACCATACTGTTTCGCCAGCTTCTTTGCTTTCGTCAACATCCTTAAATCCTTGCATCATAGCAATAGGTAAGAAGATGTTATTTTCAACCCACTCAGATAAACTGTTACGCCAGCTTTCTAGGCGATGTATCATTACTTCGATACCGACTTGGGCACTACTGTAACCTCCCATTTCACCGTTTAAGATAGCTTGGTTCAGCATGAAGCCATCTAATATTTCTTTACCAATTTGTTCTAACTCATTAGTAATTTGATGAATCTTGCCAGTATTACCTTGAATGGCAAATTTTCCATTTCTTTCTGTGACAAAAAAACCAGTTGATGTTTCAAAACACCACACTTTTCCATCATAATATTCTGTTTGACAATGTTTATCTTTAATTCTTGGAAATCTACCCTTGCTTTCTTCAGACAAATTACAGTATATCATATGAGAAATGCTACCTGAAGGATTTTTCTTTTTATAATTGCTTAATATCGGGCTGAAACCGGCTTTAAACAATATCTCAAGTAAATCAACCGACAATTGTTCACTTACCGTTCCTATTTGAACGCCAGTCGTACCGTGTTTATAGTTGTAATAAGTGGCATCTCCTTTGCAAAAAGCATCAATTAATATTTTTAGTTGTCGTGGTGGTAAATTCTTAATAAAGTCTGGAATTTTTTTCGTATAAGCATTTTTACCAAAATATTTTTTCATTTCCTTAACAAAATCTTTTGACATAATGTTCCATGCATACATGCCTTTTTTATTATCATATTTTTTGAATGACATATTCAAACCATTAAAACAGTCATCAATTTCTTTACAAATATTAGCATTTTTGATATTGCTCTGCGAAACAGATAAAACATATTGAAATTTTTCTGTATTGTAGGTCGTATACCCCTCAGAAAGAAAATATCCTAAAAATTTCAAAAAATTATCAGTATCGAATTCGTAATCACCTATTTTAATTGTTTTTTTAGTATCTGTCGCAAAATCTCCACAGCATCTTACATACCTATCACATTCATTAAGTTTATAAAAATCTTTTGCTTCCATAGAATAAGCGGTTTTTTTATCACGTTTATAACCTAACATGGTATGATTTGGTGTAACACACATATCTACTTTATTACCTGTAATATGATTCATCCATCCATTATAATCATATTCATGAAATTCAATTGGTTTTTCCAGTCTCATTTTACCAGTTTTTGGATCAAAAACCATAATGTCCACATCGTCATTAATTTTTTTAACTATTTCTCCATCAATGCCTACTTCTTCGTGTATGATGTCGGTATATTTTTGTAACCCCTTATTTGTCAATACTTTAGTGTTTTGATCATAACAGGCCCCGTACCACTCGTATTCAAAGTTGTGGTGAGTTACAAGTGTTAGGTTCGGATCGTTTACAACTGCTGCGATTTGGTTAGAAACATCTGCGATATCCGCTTGAGTGGCTGGACGATTTTCACTACCGATTTTAACAACTCTAACTGGCAACACTAGTCTTTCTGCTACAATCCAGTTGGCTGTCATCAATTTGGTTTTATATGCCAAGTAAGTGAAGTTTCTTCTGACCAACGATGTACCATATGTTCCGTATGTACTACCTTGATGCTTTACATGACTGATACATCTATTAGACAAACGAATTGGCTGACCAGAAGAAATTGCTTGAATTAGTCCTGGTGGCATTTTTTCATAAATCTCTACAGGTCTTTTAGAAGCGACAATGCTTTTCAGTTCATCATCAGGTTCTAGTACATATACAGGGTCAGAAGCCATTGGAGAACTGTGAACTGTAATCCAATCAGGGTTCAATATCTTAATCGATTTAATAGTTCCGCCAGGGTGATTACACACTTCCCCATTGGATTTGTAACCAGAGCCACCACAATGTTCGCATTCGTATTCCACAAATGGGAAGACATCACCCAACAGGAAGTTTTCAAAGCTTATGGCCTTTACCCAATAATTTAGTTTCACTCTCTTTGAAGTTCTGTTGAAGAAGTTGAGTATCTTTTTGTCTTTGCATTCAAGAGTAAACCCATTCATAGGGAATTGCGAGTAGAAATCTATGCCTGCGGAAATCTTTGGTTCATTTTCGTAGTAGAATCTAGCCCACTGATAAATCTCTCGTCTTTTACTGGCGATTTGCCAGTTTTGCGGAGTATGCAAAGGAGAGAAGAACATGGGTTGTCCATACATAACATTCGCAGCGCTTCCACCACCGCTTGACATCGTTTGTGCAGTTTTGGAAGAAAAAGATTGTGTGATTGGTGTTTGAGCAACCATGCCGCTAACATAACGACCATTATCCACAACAGATGATGGCGAACCGGCAGAATGATATCCACGAGAAGTCGTAGAGTGCCCTGTGTTTTGGGGCTTTCTATCATTCATTGAAAATTTTATAGGCATTTTTTATTTTCCTTTATCCATCGATAGCAAGAAAATCGGAACTATTCAAAATATCTTTCCAAAAATCTTCCCTTTTCTTATCGGATTTTGGATTTTTCATCATCTTAAATTCATCAGTTTTACATTCCTCAACTCCACAATCAGTATATTCTGGTGGAATATCATGCTTTTTCTTTTTGCCAGCTAACGGCATAATTGGTCTAATCAACATCTCCTTATTACCACCATTTCCAGAACCAGGCTGATCAGGTGCGTTCTTGCCTGTTGTTAAAACGGCGACTTCGGACCACGGGTATTTTCCACACGAACATGTAGTTGGAATTACACCGTCAGAAGGAGATGGGTTTTGAGCGTCACAAGCACTACACATATATTGTGCTTTTACATCTGGTTTTTTTCCCTCGAAATACTCAGACCCTTTTGGCCTACGAGATTTGTCAGCAAAAGGGTCTTGTAAAGGCGCTAATTGAGCTACGCGCTCAGTTTTTTTTTTAGGTTGAAACTAGCAGTTTTTGAAATAGGAGCAAACTGTTCTTTTTTATCCCAGTCATAAGGTTCGCCAGTAGAATTAGGTTCATACCCTCTTTCGTTCTTCGCTCTCATGGCTTCTAAACGGCCTTCTATAACGCCTTGCTCTGGCAAACGAGGTTTTCTCCGCTGACCAGGCAATAATTGCATATTATTCTTTTCAGGTATCCATTTATCTACTTCAAAACGCTTTTGAATATAGCCACCAACCCATTTGCCATCCTTATCCCTATAAGGACGAGAATATTTGTCCATAATATTACCGCGCCAAACAGATTCCCAATCGATATTCCAAACATCGTCTACAACAAGACCAAAGCCTTTATTACGCTCTATAAGACTCCAATCAGAAGCAGGCTGTCTTAGGAACGGGTCAACATATGTCTGTTGTGGGCCAAAAAGGATCACATTTTCCATAGACTTTTGTTGAGCGGTTTTTTGTAGATTAAATTTTTTCGATGTTTTGACATCTTGAGAAGCCATTTTTTTAATTTGGCTATCGGTTTCTTTCACCAATTTCTCTATGTCTTCAGCTTTCACATAAGGAAAGTCCATAATATTCTCCTGTATATCAGGGTTATCTTCCTTCACAATATCAGGAAGTATCGGCCATAATTTCACTGCAATTTCCAATCTTTGCTCTTCGGTTAAATCACTTTCAAAATATTCTTCCATCGCATCAACAATAATTTCTTTTTGGTTATCAGGAACCAATTCCATCAATTCCCTTTCGGCTTCTGAACGATCCTCAAAATTATCAATCCAATCTTTTAAATCATTCGCTGTCCTAAAATTCATATCAGACATTGTAGGTTCCATCGGCACATTTATTTCAGGCTTTAATTCAGGTTGCTCAATAGGCGGTGCCATTTGAGCCGTTTTCAAATTAAACCTTTTCGACTTCGACATAACAGGTGCAATCGGAGCAGTTTCACCAGCTTGTTGTTGATTCATTAAATTC